CGGCCCGCATCGCGCGGCGCCGGGCCTCGTCGTGCGCCATGATGAAAAGCTGCTTGTCGCTCATGCTCTCGTCGCTCCGGTAAACAGCGTTTTCGCCATCGCCTTGACTTCGGCGTGCGCGTCATCGACCGAGCCAAGCGCCAGAAGCTGGACCTTGTATGCGGGCGTCAACTTGCAGGCGCGCAGACTGGCGAAGAACTCCGGGCCTCGGGCGATGTCGCGCAGCGTGCAGGCCCGGCACCCGGTGATGTAAATGCCGCCTTCAGGGTTTGCGCAGCCGGTGCAGCTCATGCGGCGACCCGTTCGGCCACGTTCTGCGCCGCAACTGCACGCGAGCCTCGGCGCCACCAGGCCGGGTTGCGCGGGCTGTAGCCGTCTGCATAGCCGCGTTCGTACTCGCTGCGCCTGGGCATCGTTGCGTCGTGCGACAGGCCATCTTCGCGGTCGTCGAAGGCGTCTTGCTCGCCCGCCGCGAAGCCTTGTTCGTAGGTCATGCGACCTCCTTCCTGGCTGTCGCGCGGTAGCTTTCCCAGTCGAAAGGCACCCAGCGGCATGTCTCTGTCAGCCGGTCGTATGCGCGGTCGCCCACAAAGCCACGCAAGCCATCGCGGTTCTGGTTCGTCAGAAGAATGGTCGGGCGCATTTCCCGGTAGCGTCGGTCCAACACGTCGAACAGTACGGTCTGCTCACCCTCAGTGCCGTACTGCACGCCTACCTCATCAACTGCCAGCAGGTCGAAATCGCGCAGCAGCGCCAGCACTTGCGTTTCGCTGCGGTCGCTGTCGCGGCGCCAGGTGTCTCGGATCGCGCGGATCATGTCCAGGCAAGTGGTGTAGCGAACATCGGCCGGCAGCAGGTACTGCAAGATCGCCGCAGCCAGATGGCTCTTGCCGGTGCCAGGCATTCCAGACAGGATCAGGCCGGTTCCGCGCTTGCGGTGGCTGGCGAAGTCTTCGGCGTAGGCCCGGCAAACGGTCAGCGCGTGTACCTGGCTCGGCGTCTGCGCCTTGAAGCCGTCAAAGGCACGGCCGATGAAGCGCGCGGGAATGGCCGTTGCGCCCAACATGGCCTCTTGGCGCCGCGCAGCAGATGCAGCTTCCTCGACGCGCTTTGCGTCGGCCTCTTGGTCGGCTTGCCGCTTTTCGCAAGTCGGGCACTTCGCCCAAATTCTGCCCACCACGTTGCGGCTTTGAAACGCGCCGTGCTCTATGCACTCGTCTTCCCGGTCTGGCTGGCGCACCAGCAGCGGCGACAACGGCGGCAGCTTAGGCAAATGTTCCATCTGCATTCACTCCTTCTCGGTAATTCAGCTTGTCGAAACCGGAATGCCGGGTCGAAGTTTTGGGTTTCAGATTTGCCTGGAGCCAGGCAACCGGCTGCACGGGCTTGGCCTCTGCGCAGGCTTGCAGTGCTCGGACCACAGCCGCGTCGCCGTGCGTTTTGCTCTGCAACGCCAGGAACGACCTGGCATTGCTCTCCTTCACGCCTGCTGCGGTCAGCAGCACCACGCCAACAGCAAACACCATGTCCCGGTCGTCAGGCTGTTTTTTGTTGGCTGCAGGCTTCGTCGGGGGTGGCAGAACATCATCCAAATCGTCGCCAAACTCTCCGTCCGTCGGCGGCGGGCCGCCCGAAGCGTTAGCTTCGGAATGGTTTAGCTTGGTGTCTGGTGTCTGGAGAGCTTTGTCCTGGGTTATCGAATCCAAACCCGGCAATAACCCAGTGGGTTCCGGCTGGGTTCGTTTCGGTCTTCCCCCGCCTTTGCCGTTTTGCCTAGCCGCTTCGATCTTGGTTCGCGCTTTGATGACTTCGCGCGCCGCCCTGCTGTTGGTCCAGACAGCGCCGTCCAGCGTGAAGAACTCGGCCAGCACAGCATCTACAGCGCCGCGTTCTTCCTTCGACCTGGCCCTGCACAGCCGGTGCGCCTGGTCGGCCGGGATGCCCTGCTCGGTGATGTAGTAGCGGTCCAGCAGCAGGCAGTACGCGCCGTGCTCAAGCATCGAAAGATGCCCAGCGTCCCGCGCGTAGTCGCCTAGATGGCGTTCGTAGTAGTTCACGCTGTCCACTTCGTGGGAGACAGAATCCGGTACGCCTTGACGCGCGCCCCGCTTTCAGTCTCGACCCACTTGTCGAGGATGCACACGCCATCGGCCCGCAGTTCGCCCACCCGCTGCGACAACGCGAGCACGCCGCCACGCATTGCGCTAGAAAGCGCCGTGGTCCAGCCGCGCCGCATGAGTGAGATGGTCCTGGCTTTCTTGGTCATTCCTCTGCCCCTTGGTGTTGCAAGCTGCGCACTTCCTCGGAATCCCGCGCCGCAGCAGCGCGCCCAGGCGCGGCCCCTTGTGCCCGCACATCCACAGCAAGTAGTGCGCTGTCGGGGACGTAGGCTGCGCCTGGCGCACGATTGCGGTTACGTCCCGCGTGCGGGCGTGCAGGCCGGTGCTCATCGCTGCCCCCGAGTCTGTGCGCTGTCCAAAATAGCCAAGCAGTTACTCATGGACGCCATATGTGTGCCACCGCACTGTGTCTTCCATCGAACGGACGCACAGTGTACGCGTGGGGGACTTCGCCCGGGCCAGGGTCGAAAAAGAGCCCGGCGCACCGAGAGAAGCGGCCGGGCTAAGGGTCGCCGGGGCGACACCAGGAGAGTCGGTCATGCTGGCGCTCATTCTGCCATCATCGTCAGGTCAAGCTCGGCATTTTCTTCTACGTCCTTCCGGCCTGCGGCGGCCATCGCCACATTCTTGCAGGCCTGGCGGTAGTAGCTGGCCTTCAGCTCTGCGCCCATGCCGCGCCGCCCGAGCATCACGGGGCTGTAGACCTCGGACCCGACTCCCATGAACGGCGTGAAGACGGTTTCGCCCTTGTTGCTGAACAGCTCGACGCACCGATCAATGACGTCAAGCTGCAACGGGTGGACGTGCTTTTCGTCCTCGCTGTCCCGGGCTTCGCGGTAGGGCAACACGCGATTCATCCGAACGTCATCCCACATGCAGTCCGCGTACTGGCGCCAAATCCAATGAGAAAAACGATTTTCGGTTTGCTTGCCAGTCCAGCCGCGATACTTCACCACATCCGCAGGGGGAACACGCTCACCAGCGTAGTCCAGCATCCCGACCGGGTGCTGCACCGGTACCGGGTTTGTGCCGACGCGCCGGAAGGTCAGAAGCTGGTCACCGCTGGCTACGCCGCAGTCAATGCTGTCCGCAACGAGCGACGCATGCGCCAAGTTTTTCTGCATAGTCCTCAAGCGCACCCCGAGCGGCTCCTTCCAGATCATGCGACGCCCGGTGAACCGCCATCCCTCGCGCTCGTGCAACCGGATGATGTCGCCGGGAAAGTCGCGCATCGTATCCGTGCCGCTGTTCGACCTAGGAATATCCATACAGTGAACCGCAGTAATCCTGCCGGGCATGGTCACGCGGGCCAGCTCGCGCACAACAAAAGCGTAGTGGTCAAAAAACTCGTCGTAGTCATCGCAGTTCGACAGGTCGCGCTCGTTGCTGCTGTAGTGATACAGACCACCGAACGGCGGGGAGTAGATCGAAAGGTGTACGCACCCAGGCGGTAGCGCCTGCATCACTTCCACGCAGTCTCCATGAAAGAGGGCGAACTTGTCAGTAACAGTCTGATCTAGGACAGCCATGCAGGAATCTCCATTGGTTTCGTGTTGAACGCTAATCGCTGAATTGCGAGCGAGTTGTTCATCTCTTCGACAAGATGCGAAAACATCGTGTCGGCTTGCTCTGCCTTGCGCTGCAGATTGCGCATGACCCCGCGCTCTCCCTCGGTCGTCACAACATCCACCGTCACCGGGCGCGACTGGCCGAACCGCCAGCAGCGCCGAATGCTCTGGTAATACTGCTCGAAGCTGTGCGACGGGAAAAACGTCACATGGTTGCAGTGTTGGAAATTTAGCCCCCATGCTCCAATCTTCGGTTTGGTAATCAGGATGCGAACCTTGCCGTCTGCAAACGCTTCCAGCCGATCTTCCTTCCGCTCGTCGCTGTCTTTTCCGCTTACCTGCACTGCGTCAGGGATCATCTTCTCAAGCATGTCCCCCTCGTCGTTCAAATGGCACCAGACAAGCGCAGGCTGCCCGGTGTTGTTCACCAGATCGGCAATTTTTGCGCACCGCTCCTCTACAGACCGGCGCCGCTCTTCGCGCTGTTCTTCCAGACCTACGGCCGGCATCGCAAACAGCATGCCGTCCGCCAGCGTCTTGGCCTCTACCAAATGCTCGACCTCACTCAGAGGCGGCAGAATGAAACGAGCATCATCGAAGCCAATGTCTGACGGCCGGCGAATCGCTCGCGCCCAGGAACAGACCCACCGCCAAAACGGGGTTTCGGCATGGCCCTTCAATCGCCACTTGATGACTTCCCCACGCATCCGACCCTGAGCGCTGTTGTTCAAATCGTTCTTGAAGAAACGGTTGAGCATGTCCATGTGCCCCATGTACCCCAGGGCTTCGCTTGACGTTCCAAGCTCTACATAGTCGTTCGGTGCTGCTGTAGCGGTCTGAAGCAGCCGATAGGGCACCTTCCGCATGAAGGCGGTTATCTCTCCCTTGCGCTGGCCGGCAAACGACTTCAGGATGCTCGACTCATCGCAAACCACCCCGCCGAAGTCATCCGGGTCAAAGTAGTGCAGTCGCTCGTAATTTGTGACAATGACGTGCCCCGCCTTTGCTCCATCTTTAGACTGTACGGCTTCGACGCCAAACTTAAGCGCTTCGCGGATTGTTTGCGCGCCGACGGCCAAAGGGGTGAGGTAGAGCGTAGGCTTGCCTGTCTTGCGCGCCACGTTGCTGGCCCAGGTCAAGCCCATCGGGGTCTTGCCGAGGCCGCAGTCCGCAAAGATCGCCGCACGACCCTTGCGCACGGACCATTCGACCATGCTTTTCTGAAAGTCAAAGAGCGAATCCGGCATCCACACCGGGTCAAAGCCGCTATCAGCACCGCCCTGCGCTTTAGCGTCTAAAAAAGCAGCATACGCGCTCACAGCATCCCCTCGCACAGCCAATCCAGGACGTGCGCAGCTTCTGCCTTGCACTGCTCATCAGAGCTAGTTCGCAGTCGGCCCGCAAGCCACTGCAAATATCGCATTTGCGTGCTAGCAGCGCGCACAATGGCGGCCAGGTCATCGGGTGTTGCTGGGGCGTCTTTGTTCATGCCATGAATGTAGGGCGCGAAACGGCTTCGTCTATTAGGGTTTGCCCTAGTACCCGCCGCATCGACGCGGGATTACATTCTCTTCATGCGCTGAAGACCACGCCCCGCCGGGGCAGGCAGCGCGAAGGAGCCACAGATGGCCACTCTCTTTGTTCACCTCAGCCCGTACCAGGGCCTGACACCGGCTGACTTGCTAGGCAAGTCCCACGACGAGCTCACGCAATGCCTGCACATCAGCCCGTCAGAGAAGATCGGCGGCGATTACCTCGGCGTGCCGTACATGCTCGTCGGCACGGCTGAAGTCGCACTCACGATGAACGACACCGCCGGCATCGTGCGCGTGACCATCGCCGCGATGCGTGCCCAACAGCAGACCATTCGCGCCAACGCCGAAGTCGAGGCCGGTCGAATCGAGGTGCAGATCGGCAAGATGCTGGCGATCACCAACGAGGTGGCTGCATGAATACCCCCGACAAGGACAAGGCCCTGGCGCACCACGAAGGGCTTGCCGCGCAGGCCGAGCTCGCCCGCTGGCAGGGCAAGG